CTGCCGTTTAAAGAATAACTAGAAGTCATTCTTATAATCGAAGATTGAGGATCTAATGGATTTTCATATGCAAATGGACCATAAATTGGATTGCCATCATATGCAAATCCAATAATAGGAGAATGAATTTTTGTTACTGGTTCTACTAATGTAGCGTTTAGATTGTCATTTAAACTTATTCTGAGGGATTTTGGATTGGCTACCTGACCATATCCATATTCTAAAACGTTATTATAATTTTTAAAAACGTGTCCATATTCCGTATCCAAATTATCGGATAATTTGACAAATCTATTTTTATTCCATTCCTTTAAAAATGGAGTGGCAGATGCTCCATTACCAACTGGGATAATATCAACTATTACTGTTGCTTGATCATAAAAATTACCTTCTTCATTTTTTATGAAATCAGTAATTTTGCCATCAGTATTTACAACTGCTGTAAAATCTGCAAATCTTCCTCTTCCAGCACGATCTCTAATTCTTACAGTTGGGGGAGAAGAATAAAATTCTCCTGGATTATCTATGATGAGACTAGTAACCTTTCCTTTTGTTACTACTGCACGTACAACCGCTCCACGACCAGAGGTTATCAAAACTTCTGGGGTTCTTGGAAATATTGTATTCGTATCAACAATAATTTTCTCTACAACTTGACCACTCAATAAAGCTCTTGCTTGATTTGGAACTCCATCCAATAAAACAAATGGTGGTTTTGCATAACCAGTTCCTTGAGTGTTGATTTTAATTTCTTCCAATAAACCAAATCTTACACTTTCTTCATCCTTGTAACCAAAAATGGGTACACCATTTAATAGAATGCCAACGTCTCTTTTTGGAGTTTTATATATTTCGGTAGTTCTTGTTGCTTCTTTTCTAATAATTCTCAGCAGTTTTTGATCTAGTAGTTTTTCTGTAACAACAGAACCATCTAAAATTTTATGGGATGGATAACTAGAGCTTGCAATGTAATAATATTGATCATCTTCAAAAATTGCAGAAATATCTGTTGATATCTCACTCAATTCCGTATTGATTGATGGTATTGTTGGTACATCAGGAGATGATCCCTGAGATAAAAACCATCTTGGTTGATTTGAACCAGTAATAACAATTTTTGGATCTATTGTTTTAAAACCAGGATCTGATACTTGTACTTCATCTCCAGTATATGAATATGGTTGTGCATTTTCTGGTACAAAATTATAAACAACCCCGAGTGTTAGTAGTTTAACGTTAGATCCTTGAAGAATTACTGGTTTATATACTGGATCTCCAATCTCATACGTTGCTGGATTAGATCCTCTACTTTTGATAATAAACTGAGTTGCATTTTTATCATCAAAGGAAATTGTTTCATTTCCAATTAATATTTCTCCAGCAAGATCCCATCCAACTGTAGAAAAAACATTTACTCTTTTTCCAAAACCACTGTTTGATTGTAATTGTTTTTCTAGACGGGTTTTTGTTGAAATTGCAAAAGATCCATTAACTGTTTCTGGAGCAACTACTATATTCCAAATTTGTTCGTTATCAGAAGTTCCTTCTGGAAAAACATTATCAACAATTGCTGATGCATATTGATATTCTTCTGTCTCTATTTGAACTATTTGTTTTCCAATTAAATTTTTTGGATCTCCAGATACAATCTTTGCTTTAATTGCATAGACACTAATCCAATCAGATTCGGAAGATTTGTAAACAAAATCTCTTGGTTTATAAACTTCTGGTTTGTTAGTGCTATCTTGAGTAACAATAGTATTAAAAATAAATTTTATAGAACTATCAGTTCCTTTTGCCTTATAAAATTTTTGTATATTTTTAATTAAAGTTCTCTTGTCAACTTCCCCACGCAAATATTTTTCTGGGAAAGAACCTAGATATTGTGATTCAAAGTTTTTAACAATAGCATACAAAAACAAATTACTAATGTTAAGAACTAAATCTCCAGAAGAATGAGCAACCGATGTTGTTCCAACAAAAGAAGATTTTTCATACAAATCACCCAAAGCAATATTGCCACTAACACCCCTGGAACAATTTGTTAGTGTATTGCCAGTTCTCTCGCCATAGAAAATAATTTCATCTCCAATTTGCACATATCCATTTTTTTCTGGAAATCCAGAAGCATCCTCTAATACTACGGTTGTAGATGAAGAAGTAATTGATGTAACAAGAGTAGTATTTTGCTGAAGTAAAGACTTCTCATAGTAATCAATATCTAGATATTTCTGCAGATTACTAAGAATATCAAGCGGTCCCCCTTGAACCTCTTGAGCCTCATAATATTTTTCTACAAACTTGCCAAAAAGTTCATATTCATTAGAAATGAACTCTGGAAGTTGTGACTCAATTAGAGTAGAAATTCTTTTGGTCTTAACTGCCATCTACTTACTCTTTATACGCACTAAAGGATGAATTAGCAATATCAACATCAAGGTATACCTCACGGAATGCCTGAATATCATTATACAGTGGTTTTACTCTAACTGAAATTCTATTATCAAAATAACTACCTTTTATGATAGTTAGATCATACATTTTTAATTCACCTTTTTCATAATCAATAGTTCCAACTTCTTTGTCCAGAACAATCTTTTCACCAGTTACAGCATCTAGTGTATATAGGACAATTAGACCATCCCTATCTTCAAGATAGACATCAAAATTTGGGTATTCTGTAACTCTAAAACCAGTCGTAGACAGAATTGAAGTATCGCATTCTTTATCAAATGCATTCTGATAGCAGATCTCGTAATAGAATGTAGAATTGAGCTGAGGATAGAAATCTTTCCTCATTGTAACTGATGTTATATTTGAGTTGATTGACTTATCCGTTTCATCAATCACACCAACAATTTTACTATATCTAAATTTACCATTGAACTTTTCTATGTCCGATAATTCAATATAGTTTTGTAATGCTCCTATTACTTTATCTCTAATTTGAGAAGGAGTATCTGAAGTAATCGAAGAGTTGTAATAAATTTTGCTATTCACTTCAACGTATAGAATTGAAGGATCTACAATTACTGGTTCAACCGATGCAATAACATACTTTTTAAGTTCTTTGATAATTTCCTTCTTTGTCAAAGAAGTTAAATATGAGGCATCATTTGGTTTTAATACAATGAATACTTTTCCATATTGTGGTGGAACTTGATCTTCTCCACCAAAAATGATTACATCACTTGTAGCTGGATAAATGTTGCGAACAATGGCACTATAATCACTTGAAGTTACGGCACGATTTTGTGTGCCATATGTTTTAGGAGCATTGAACTTAATTTTCTTTGTGGATTCAATTTCCTCTCCTCCAGATGAAGCAACTGTGGAATTAATCGTAACTGTAAATCCACCAGGAACTATTCCATCAATATTTTCTAGAACACCAGAAAATACAAATGTTCTTACTCCATTGGATGCTGGTCCAGAAGTTACTAGATACGAAACTTCTACTTGTGTATTGTTTTCTAACTTTTTGCCTAATACTCCATCACCAAAAATAATTTCATATCTTTCGTCTTCAATTTCATTCAAGAAAAATACTTTTGATGTGGAATCAACACCAAGAATATTGTCTGATACCAAGTAAGGTTCGGAAAATGATCCTCCTGCTGGATACACTTTCACTTTAATTGTATTGGTATCAATATTGGGATTATCCAATACAAATTTTTGCGAGGCAAGTGATGTGTTAACTGTAAAGGTATTTGTTAACTGAGTTCCCTCGCGTATTGGTACATTTGTAAAAACTGCGGTCTGATTTGAGACTTGTGCTTTTACATCATCCAAAACAACATATTGATATAAAGAATTATCATATGAAGCAACAAAACCAGTTCCTTTTTTTAATACTAACTGAGTATCAGTTGTTGGATTTGTATATGATACTGTAAACGAAACATAAGCTATTGGCGAGGTTGCACTCTTTGGTCTGTATCCTAATTGCTTCGCTAGCGCCACTACGTTGTCCCTCAAGGTGGCAGAATCAATGAATAGTTCATTGACTACCATGTTGGTGTTAAACGCCGTGTAGTAGGTGTTATATGCCAGTACATCGAGCAAATTGGATAATGTCGATCCTTCAAAATCATAATCAGTAAATTCCGACTGCGCCCTAAGATAATCTTTAAGAGCAGTTTTAATATCAGTAAAATCTAGATTAGCTAGCTGAGTGTATGGCATTATCGAGTACGCTCTAAGAAGAATTCTACTGCGATTGGTGTGTCTTCTCTGCCACGTACAGCATAAGTAATTTCTACTGAATAACCATTTGTATCATATTCTGGTAATACAATCACTTTAATCAAAATAATTCTTGGTTCATATCGCTCCAAAATATCAATAACAGAAGATCTAATAATACCAGCAGTACCATAATCTAATGGTTCAAATAATGTAGCATATATTCCAGAACCTAGATTTGGTTGAAATACACGTTCGCCTCTATTTGTAAGAAGTAAGTTTACGATTGATTGTGTAATCGCAGCGGTATCCTTCACCGTGACAAGATCATCGGTGACTGGATGCTTCTTAAAAGTAACGCTCAAATCTTTGAACGTCTGAAATTCGGGCATTTAGACACAGCAAGGCTGCTATTATTTATTCACTCGTGCCAACGCTCTACAAAGTCATCAAATCCACCAGGACCACCGCATGGGCGTTCATAGCGATCCTCTGGAATTGGATATAACTCTTCTTTTGCTTTCATCTTCTTGTATGCCTTGAGATGCTTCTCACTATCTGTCTCGGTGATTAGCGTCATACCTTCATCAATAAAATCTTTACTTTTGTCAACTGGGTGTAGTCCCATAAAAAACCTCTCTAAAGAACTGTTTCCAGAACTTTTAGAGAGGTTGCTATCTCTAGAATTATTTATCCTTTACCTTGACCACGATAACGCTTCTTGCGACCGTTTCGTGAACTAGCACCTAGATGAGTGTTCTGGGAACGACCTTGACGAGTTTTTTTCGGAGCGCCTTCGGTATAACCAGTCTTTACTAGACCAACTTTTGCTTTTGCTGCCATAGATTAATTCTCCAATGCTTTTTGTGTACCAATCTTTATTGTAGGATAACTAAACGGTCCTGTCAAGGTTCTTGGTGTTGTTGCCCCAATAATTAAATCTGCTTCATCACCAGTGACCGCGAAAAGCTGACCATTAATTAACACACTATCGTTAATGACTGGTTCAATTCTTCGTATTCCTGGTTGACATGGAACGGGTATTGCGGGATTGATCTTTATTCCTTCAACTGATGAAGGTAAATTTGTAGAATTATAAAATTTTACTTGTTGTCCTTCCATTTTCACATTGGGGGAAGTAAATGGTGTTCCTCCAAGTGCTGTTGCTGGATACAAACAATTACCATCAGTACTTGGCGTATCAACGGTTTCTGGTCCTACAATGTTTGGCATTAGACTGATCTTGCGAGGTTTCCTAAGTCTTTCTTAATTCCTTCTACATTATTATGCAAATAATCTAGAGTGTCTGAGAGACTTTCATAGTCACTCGACATAGGACGACGATACATCAATGTAGGGCGCTCCAGCTGCGATATCCGTTGGTCCAGGTTCTGCAATCTCTCGGACAGCACTAGGAGTGCTTTCTCCAACTTCTGCTGCTGCTTTTGTAACTCTTCCATCATTCTGATCTCCTCGTAGGAATGCTTCTGCGGCGCGACTTTCAAACTCGTCACAGAAGGCATCAAAGTTGTCTAGTATACTTGTGAAATTTTCAAACTCGGGTTTTTCCATGATTTTTTCTGGCGGAAATTTTTTTCTTACAGAGGTTTTCAAAAAACCAATTTCAATAATATTTATCGGTCGTCTGGATACTTTTGTAGGTTAGGGGAGGTGCTGTATGGGACCCGCTCGGCCGCCCCGTTATAACAAACGGGGGGCAATTTCACTGCCCCACTGTCACTAACTGCTTGGCGATGTTGTGCCCTACGAATGACTTAACTTGATAGGGGATTGTGATTTGTTTGCCCGCATCTTCGTGGCGATAGATGTAATGTTTGCCACCGTTCCTATGTAATGTCCAACCGTTCACCTTTGCCAATTTCTGGAGTTGTTTGGTTGTCATGGGTGAGTGTAGAGAAATGGGGGTGTGGTAGGATGGGGGGTCACCCGAAGGTGGGGAGTTTGGCGACCGCTTCCTCTCCCCAGCGGTCAGCGTGGCATCCTGCCCACCACCAACCCTCAGCGGGGTTGATCTGTCCAGCGTAGCGGGTCTGGGGTGCGTCGTCAGTCTTGCGAGCGACCCACATGGTCTCGCGGGTCTGGAGGTCGCTGCACTGAGAGAAGATTGCCATGGGTTGGGTTCGTTTGATCTGTGGTTAGTCTAGACGGTCTGCCGCTCAGTGGCGGTCGCTGATGTACCAGTTGCCAGACTGGACTTCAGGGGGAGCGATCTCACCGCTGCGGACCTTCTGGCGGTACTCTGCCTCTGCTGCCATCTTGGCGGTGTACTCTGCCATCACCATGGCGATCAGTTCTTCGTGGGTCATCTTGGTTTTGT